ACGACAACGTTGGAACAGTTAACCCATACGGGATTGGTGGCCGTGACGTTAATACGCCACCTGTTGAAATCAAAGGAAACAAATAAGGAGTAAGTAATGGCAACTGGATATGACGGAAGTACACTCGTAGCAGAGTTGAATCGGCTTGCTAACTCAGGCACATACCCAGCCCGTACTGCCTTCCTAGAGGCACCAGGGGCTGCTAATGCCTATGCTGGCACAACTGGCAAGGATTTACTGGGAGCACTTAACTACAAGGCTAGTGCATCTCGCCAGCCAAATGACTATAAGGGTTTAAACGCAGTATGCAACGAACTTGCTGGCACTACTGGTAAGTCAGCCGTATCAGCCTTAAGGAGCATTAACCTGTGAGCACTCTTGAACAGATGACTGACCGTATTGAGACACTTCTCCACGGCTACAGCATGAACACTGAATCAACCACTTGGCTAACTGCTGCTATCACTGATGCAGTAACTACCAGCATCGCAGTTAATGATGCAAGCGTTGTTAGCCGTGGCTTTGCACAAGTAGGCGATGAACTCATGTATGTCAATAGCACCAACAACATTGATAACGTGTTAACCCTAGCCCCATGGGGGCGCGGTCAGCGTGGCTCAGTTGCTGCTACACACGATAACCTTTCTAAGGTTATTACTGCTCCAGTCTTTCCACGTTATGAAATTAAGAAAGCAATTAACGATTCACTTAACTCTGTTTATCCTCAAGTCTTTGGCATAGGCCAGTATCAATTCAGTTACATTGCTGCTCGCACAACCTATGATATTCCAGATGTAGTTGAGAATATCCTTTCAGTTACTCACGCAGTTATTGGTCCATCTAAAGAATGGTTACCAGTGCGTGCGTGGCAGATTGATAGAACTGCCAACCCGACAGCCTTTGGCGATGGTACTAACTTTGGGCACAGCCTAAGCGTATATTCACCAATCGTTCCAGGACGATTAGTTAACGTGGCTTATGCCAAGCGCCCAACACTTTTTGATATTAACTCTACAGCAACACAAGAGATGTCAACCGTTACTGGATTGCCATCGTATGCAGAAGATGTGCTTATTTATGGCGCAGCCTTTCGTATGGTTTCATTTCTTGACCCTGCACGCTTGGGTCCACTATCTGCAGAAGCAGATGTGCTCGATAATCAACGCGGCCCGGGCTCTGGTGCTAATGCAGCCCGCTTCTTGTTCAATGTTTACAATACTCGTTTAAACGAAGTGGCGGAGAACATGCGCCGTCAATTCCCCGTTCGTTCACACTATCAGAGATAAGGCACCCACATGGCAGCAGGCGACCCAGGAGTACTCAAGCGGAACTTTTCCGCTACAGCAATTCAAACATCATTAGTTAACACTTTGGCAGCAGCAGGAAGTGGCGATACAACAACAAGCGTTGCCGTTGTATCTATCAGTGGTTTTCCATCAACATTTCCTTACACGCTCATTATTGACCCAGATGGTTCAAAAGAAGAAGTAGTAACGGTTACTGGCGGAACATCAACCAGTCTTACTATGACCCGTGGGCAAGACAATACTGCTGCTGTCTCTCATGCTGCTGCTTCATCTGTACGCCACGGTGTATCTGGGCGCGACTTTAAAGAAGAACAAACTCACCAGGCTGCTCGTGGTTATGACAATGACACAGCCATTCTTGCCTCTGCTGGACTAACACATATTCATGGACTTGCAGCCAACGATGGCAATGTCGTTGGTTCAGACCAATTAGTAACTCTTACACGTAAGACTCTTACCGCTCCCACCATTAACGGTGCAACCCTTACGGGTACAGTAAGTTCAACAGCATCTATTGTTGTTAGTGGCGCAGGAACAATTACTGGTCTATCTAGTGCAGGAATGAGTACATCTAGTGCAGCACCTAAATCCTATGTTGATGCAATCCTTGTGCTACAAACTGCAAGCCAGACCGCTGCGGCGACATCGGCAACAAGTGCCGCAACATCTGCATCTAGTGCTGCAACATCGGCCTCATCTGCTTTAACAAGCCAAACCGCAGCAGCAACAAGTGCTACATCTGCTTCAACTAGCGCAACATCTGCAGCAGCATCTGCAACTGCTGCTGGCACGTCGGCTACATCTGCAGCAGCCAGTGCAACTAATGCTGCTACATCGGCTGCCAGTGCAGCCGCTGCTATGACTAATGCTGTGACCAAGAGCACATACGCTTCTACTGGTTCTATTCTTGTAGCCTCTGCTGCTAGTACGCCAGCCAATCTATCTATTGCTACAACTAGCGGTTGGGTACTTGCATCTACTGGTACTACCGCAGCGTGGGCAGCACCTGCTGCTAGTTACACGGCACCAACACTGGGTACAACAGTTGTAACATCAGGTGTAACTATATCTAACTTGGCTGCTATAACAATTAACTCAACTACTATTCCTACATCTAAGACTTTAATAGCAACAGATTCAACTGCTCCTGCAAGTACAGTAGCCGTTGGAGCATCTGGTATTGGTTATGTGGGTATCCCACAGAACGCAACAACTACTGGTGCTGCAACAATAGCCGCAGCCGATAACGGCAAGCACATCCACTGTACTGCTACTCGTACACTTACCATTGACTCAAACGCGAACCTTGCTCTGCCAATCGGTTTCACATTCTCGGTTACTGCCGCTACTGGTGCAACAGTTACCATCGCAATCACAACTGACACGATGTATCTATCTCCTGCTGGCACAACTGGTTCTAGGACTCTAGCCGCATTTGGTATGGCTACTGCAATCAAGATTACATCTACAACTTGGATGATTAGCGGAAGCGGTCTTACCTAATGGCTGGCATTCAACAGGCTCTATTTGGTTCATACGGTGCGCTTGTTGGCGATTTCGAGTCAATCGCTAGTGCTAGTGGTACTGGTTCAAGTGGAGTAATTACCTTCTCGTCTATTCCTAGCACCTATATGCACTTACAGATTAGGTCTATCGGAAGATGCACTGCGGCGACTGACGGCATCTTGCTTCAATTCAATGCTGATACTGGTGCTAACTATTCGTGGCACAGACTTATGGGTGACGGTGCTTCCCCGTCTGCCGCATCGTCTGTTTCTTCATCTAGCATCGAATTGCCGCCAAATGCTTATTCAGGTTTGGGAGCCAACATCTACGGAGTGGTGGTATTAGACATTCTCGATTATGCGAATACAAACAAATACAAGACAACTCGCGTGATGGGTGGATATGACAATAACGGCTCTGGGTACTTAATGTTTAATAGCGGCAACTGGCGCAGTACATCAGCGATTACATCGCTCACGCTCAGCACTAACTCAGGTTCTTGGGAAGCAAACAGTCGCTTCGCCCTCTACGGAATTAAATAAATGACTACCTGCATCGAAGCGAAAACTTCAACAACAGTCAATGGCTACCGCAAACTATGGGTAGGCAAAAAGAATGTACGCGCTCATCGTTGGGCTTGGGAACTTGTCAATGGCAAGATTCCAGATGGATTGGTCATTGACCATATATGCCGTAATCGTGCTTGCGTAGCACTAGACCATCTTCGAGTTGTTACTCAACAAGAAAACATTATGGCTGGACTTCACAACATTGACAATCGCTCCGAATGTAATCACGGGCATACTTTTGAGGGGAACATAATGGTTCGCAAGAATGGCAAACGAGAGTGCGCTGAATGTAATCGTGTTCGCGCTCGTAAAGTTTGGGCGAACAGGAAGGTGGGGTAATCATGGCTAAGACTTACGACCCAATCGAAACGCAGACACTCGGCTCAGCAGCAGCCTCAGTTACTTTCAGTTCGATACCTGCTACCTATACGGATTTGGTGTTGGTGTGTAATACCGCCTCGTCTGCTAGTAATCCTGATTTACTTATGCAGTTCAATGGTGATACTGGCACGAATTATTCTGACACGGTATTGACTGGCAACGGAACTACTGCATCAAGCGCAAGGCGTTCCACACAAGCAACTATCAGAGTTGGTTATTCTGCCGCACCTGACACCTCTACGGCATTTCATAATGCCGTCATCCATATAATGAACTACGCCAATGCAACTACAAATAAAACTGCGATTGCACGAAGCAACCACGCTAGTTATGGAACTGACTTAACTACTGGCTTGTGGCGTTCAACTGCCGCAATCACATCGGTATTATTAAAAGTATCTTCATCTACTTTCGCAGTTGGCAGTACCTTCACACTCTACGGAATTAAGGCCGCCTAATGAGTACCCACATCAAAATCTCCACCATCACAGTCGGCTCTGGCGGTGCGGCAAGCATTGACTTCACAAGTATCCCTGCGACTTATACGGATTTGTTCGTACAGATTTCATTAAGGTCAAACTACGCAAACCCATACTCCAATCCGATAGTGAGATTCAACGGGGCTACTACTAACTACTCAGGCAAACAACTTTTAGGTAATGGTGCTACTGCATCTAGTTCGGGTATGAATTATACTGATGGAATTGATTTACCTACGATGCCAGCCGCGACTAATACGGCTAATGTTTTTGGTAGTGCTGGCTTATACATACCAAACTACGCATCAGCCAATTATAAATCGGTCTCAAACGAAGGCGGCGAAGAGTTCAATAGCGCAACCGCATATCTTATGCTAGTAGCAGGGCTTTGGTCTAATACTGCCGCGATAAATCAAGTGACTATTGTGGACAAATTAGGCTCGCTCGTTCAGTATTCCAGCGCCACCCTCTACGGCATCAAATCTAGTTAAGGAGAAACAAATGACCAGACCAACAAGAATCGAAGTTGATTGCACGACAGGCGTGGAGACAATCCACGAACTGACCGATGCAGAGATAGCACAACGCGAGGCTGATGCTGCCGCATACGCGGCACAGAAAGTGTTAGATGATGCAGAGGCCGCAGTGAAGGCAACTGAGAAGGCCGCCGTACTCAAGCGGTTAGGTATCACCCAAGAAGAGGCAACGCTTCTACTTTCGTAATTCTATTTAAGGAGTCATAGTGGTATCAAGAGCACCAGATATTACCGAGCGCACGATAATTGATTTATCGGGCCGTCTATCCACATACTATGATTTAAACGCTAATGCCTTTGATGTTGCTATTGCTGGTCTGCCATTCATTATGGCAGTAACAGATAACACACCATATAAGCGACAGACTGCAGAGTTTCGTGCTCAGCGTGTAGACCAGATGCGTGACCCAGGTGAGCATACGCTCGCAGGCTCAGGCTATTGGACACGTAGCCAGTCCTCTTGGCACTATGGCGAAGGTATCCAGTACACAGAGCCAATGGAAGGTAACGATAACGAAGTACGCTTTCGTTTCAACAACTCTTATGGCATAAACGTATGGACTCCAGGCCAGTTAACATTGCTTAAAAAGACAACACTTGTTCAGGCTTTTGCTGGCAAATGCAAGGTTGATACGGGTGCTAGTACCACTGGCGTGCCCTTTGCTGTTGCTACTGATATGAGTGTACGCACAACACAGACTACTGCAATGTATAAGATTACTACCGCTGGTGTCTCCACTGCCTTAGTTAATTATTCTTCTATTAGCAATGAAACAATCCTTGGTACCTCATCAGATGGTACATACATGTATGTGGCTACAACTGCTGGTATCTACGATGTCAAACTATCTGACGGTACAACACACAAACATTATGCATACAATGCTTTAACTGCAGAACATGTAGTTCTTAAATATGTTAAAAGCCGTATTGTTGCAGCAATGAAATTTACTGATGGCACTTACTCAGCCTATGAACTTACTTTTCTCAACAAAGGTTCAGGGGCAGCAGTTGATATTAAGACAACAATGGCGGCAAGTGCGGGAACTCTTATTAATGGCTCAACAACTGCATCTTTTTCTTGGACGTGGACTGCTATAACAGAAGGCGCAAACGCAATTTATTTCGGTGGCTACAGTGGCGACCATTCCACTATCGCTAAATTACAAGTAGATAGTTCTGGTGTCTTGGGTACCATTGTTACTGCAGCAGTAATGCCACGAGGCGAAATTATCCTTTCGCTTTATTCTTACCTTGGTACATATATTATGGTTGGAACAAATAAGGGTGCACGTATTGCAACGCTAGACCAAAACGGTGACTTAATTTATGGACCATTAGTATTCCACAATGAGAACGGTGTCTATGACTTTGAGGGCCGTGACTCTTACATTTGGGCAGCCAATACCAACGGTGTTAACTCTGCCTCAGGAACAATGCGTATCAATCTAGGTCAACCTATTACCCTTTCAGGGTACGCTCAACCTATTTCAACTGGTGTCTATGCTCGTGCAACTGACGTATATTCCGATGGTGCAACTGGTACAGTACGCTCTGTTCGTATCTTTGACTCACCAAGCCGTGTTCTTTTAGCGGTTGAAGGTTCAGGTATATGGATGGAGCATGCTACAAGCCTAGTTAGCGATGGCAAACTTCGTTCAGGTAAAATCCGCTACGACACCATGGAGAATAAAGCATGGAAACGTGTGCGTGTGCGTACCTTAAATGATACAGCCAATGGTGATATTCAGTTGTATAAACTTGGTTATGATGGCACTGAAACTGTTATCAAAACATTTATAGAAGATACGACGACTGCTGCAGATGTAGACCTAATTGATTCTTACCCCGATGTAATACCAGAGGCTGCATTTACTGTTCAATTACTTCAAAGAACTACAGATGCAACTACAGGTCCAACGGTAGTTGGTGTTGCAGTTAAAGCCCTACCTTCACCAACTCGTGCTCGTGTCATACAGATTCCGCTGTTCATGTATGACAAAGAAACAGATAAGACTGGCAACACTATTGGATATGAAGGCTATGCTCGTGAAAGATTATTTGCACTTGAATCAGTGGAAAGCATCGGAGCAACTATCATTATTCAAGACTTCACCGCTGGTGGAGAACCTATCGAATGTGTCATTGAACAGATTACATTCACCCGCGCAACCCCATCTGCCCGCAACTACTCAGGCTTTGGCGGCATTTGCCAAGTCATAGCCCGTACTGTCGTATAAGGAATACTGTTAATGAACCCAGATACAGCAACCATCATCTACTCATACTTCTTTGTTGGAATTTCCATCCTTGCAGGTGGCAGCATAATGGCAAGACATTACGTAGCAAAGCAAACGGAAGAATTGAAAGACCAGTTAAGCAAGATTATGTACGCCTTGTATAACGATGGTAAGACTGGGTTAATTAACAAAGTTGAAGAACTACTTGAACACCAACATACTATTAAAATTGATGTTGCTGTGATGAAGGCGAGATTTGATGACTCAAATAAATGATTTTCTAGCAATAGCACAAGCCGAAGTTGGTACTGTTGAAGAAGGCAAGAACAATACCAAGTATGGCAAGTGGAGTGGGCACGATGGACAGCCATGGTGTGGTTCCTTTGTTAACTGGTGCTTTGCACAACTCAAGCCAGCATTAAAGATTCCAAATTGTATTTATACCCCTGCTGGGGTGTCAGGTTTTCAAGGTATAGGAACGTGGAGCAACGCTGCTACTGCTAAACCTGCACCTGGAGACATAGTATTCTTCGATTTCATCGAAGGTGGAGCAAAGGTAGAGCATGTTGGCATCGTTGTTAAAGATAACCTTGACGGTACTGTTACTACCATTGAAGGTAATACTTCACCTGAAAAGAAAGCGAAGGGTTCCCAAGCCAACGGTGGGGAAGTTGCTATCCGCACTCGTGCTTACAAAGCAAACAACAAAGCAAAACTAAAGCCATACATCATAGGCTTCGGTAGACCGAAATGGAGTAAATAGTGAAGAAGTTTTTATCAGACAAACAAATCAAGGCTCTTAAAGATTACGGTCTAGCCGTCATTGCCTCTGCAATTACTATGGGCGTTGCCCTAGTTGCCAACCTAGAACCTCAGTACGCAGTTCTTATTGGTTCATTGGCCCTGCCGCTGACCAAGTGGGCTAACAAGCACTCAAAAGATTACGGCCCTGGTTCTAACTAATAGTTTAAACAGACAAAGCCCCTCGCTTAATTGCGGGGGGCTTTTTTGCTTTCCCAATCTTTATTGTTTACTGTCTTAAGACGGTGGCAGTTAGCACATAAAGTCTGTAAGTTCTCAGGTTCATTGTTATCGTGGTCACCGTCTATATGGTCCACATCTAACTGGGCACGGTGCTCTGCTACAAAGTCGCATAGTTCACAATGCAGTTTCTTTAACTTGTAATGACTAGAGCGGTATTGGTTGTACTTAGTACGACACGACCAGCCGTACTGTTTCTTCTTTAATTTTGTAGGGCCACAAATGATACAGATGCCAAAGCGCAAAGTTGGGTTCTTAAGAAGCAACTTATGCTGCATGTTTAAACCATACTTGCCAGCCAATTTCAATGACTGTAAAATAGTCGCGTGTTATGTTGAAGAAAGCATCAATGGCAGGGCGTGGGTCAAAGTAATTACCCTTGCCTTCTGACCATTGGTAATCATCACATGCAATAATCCCGCCAGACTTAAGGGCTGAGTATGAACTCATCAAGTCTTTCATTACACCGAAGGCTGTATGGTCGCCATCTATGTAGATAAAATCATATAACTTTTTGTTACTTCCAAAGAAGTCAACGCTTGTTTCTTGGCGGTAGGTAAGGTTGCCATAGTTGCCAACCTTTGTTATGTATGTTTTAAATACATCATCGAAATCCATGTTTTCGTGGAGTGCTTCATCGCTACCTTCCCATGTATCAACATCAGTCAAGGTTGAGTCGGGGTGGCTCAAGATTTCATCTAGCATCCACTTGGATGCATCACCCGTATAGGCACCTATCTGCAGGAAATCCACTGGCTTGCCCTTAAGGGGCAGCAGGTGGCGCTTGAAGTTGTCTATGGCATTGGTGTCTATAAACCAGTTAGGATAATCCATTAGCCACCCGTTGAGTAGAAACCAGGGGCATTGAACTTAACTCCTGGCACGCTGAATATGCGTGACATAGGCTCACCGCATGGTGTGCACATAGGAGCATCTGCTTCGGCATGGATAGAACGCTCAAGTTCAACAGTGATGCTGCACTTGGTGCATTGGTATGGGTAAATCAAAGGCTGTTATCCGTATGCTTTAGAGATGTAGCCCATGGCAAAACTTAACACCATGAGTGTGAAGATTAAGATACTGACTAGGTTTTCTTTCTTCATGTTACTCACCATTTCCTCTGGCATACTCTGCTGCTTGACTGATAATCTTTCTGACAATGATATTACTTGATTCGCTATTGAGCCAAACGTATCCGCCATCTTCAATGTCCTTGGCTATCTTCTCACGCAATTCAGCAAGGTGTATCTCTAAAGTCTTTTCCATTAGAGCACATCTACTGGGGTAGGCACGGTTACCAACGCTCCGCATTGGTCGCACTCTGCATCAACAAACCATAACGAAATGTTATTGTCCTCAAACATGCACTTGACTTTAAATACCAATGAGCCACATATACAGGCATGGCTTGGTATTCCTCGCAGGTCTATGCTAGGCTTCTGCTTAACTCGTTTGGCTCGGTGGAACCTCGCCAATACACCCTTGCTCTGCACGAACAGGAGTGTACTCGCAATTTTTTGCAGATTTCTTGCGACACGCCGAGACACGCCGATAAAATAATTATGCACAGACCTCGATAGAGGAGAGATTGTGTAGTAGTCTCCTCTATTGAAGGAGAAACATGACAACATTACAAAATCTAACTGGCAAGGATTACGTCAGTCACAGCGCCATTACAACTTGGCTCAACTGTGGTTGGAACTATTACCTTAGCCGAGTGCAGAACGTGGCAGAGAACCCTTCCTACTGGTTAGTAGGCGGTAAATCTGTACACACTGCAACTGAAATATATGACACATGGCCCGCTGATGCGGGAGTCTTTGACCCTACGGTGGTATTTACCAACGAGTGGAACAAAGAGTACGCAGCCAGCGATACTGGCATGCCATTCAGGGCAGGCGGTAGGTCAACTAAGGCATATCCAAACAAGGAAGATGCTTCATGGTGGCTTGCCAATGGTCCAAAGATGGTTGATTACTGGATTCAATTCCGCCAAGAAAGCGGGTATCAGGTATTCATTATGCCTGATGGAAGGCCAGCAATCGAAACTGAACTCCTAAAAGAAGTACATGGAGTAAAAGTGCGAGGCTATCTTGACCGCCTCATGGTCTCACCTGACGGTGAACTCACTGTCATTGACATCAAGACAAGTGCACAAGAACCTAAGTCCAACGAACAGTTGGGCACGTATGCAATACTGGTAGAGAAAGTATTTGGTATGCTCCCTGTCAAGGGTGCCTACTGGATGGCTAGGACTGGGGAATTAAGTAGCCCCGCCGACCTCTCACACTATACAGAGTCACGCCTTGGCTCCCGTGTTAAGTCGTTTAAACTGGCAGTGGAGAACAACATCTTCATGCCTAACACTGGATTCATGTGTGGTACTTGTTCAGTCAATCATGCTTGTTATGCCGTCAACGGCAAAGATTCATATCTCTATCCCGAACTAACAGAAAGCGAAGTCCATGAGTAACGAAGCACCATTTCAGATTAACCTCAAGACCCCTGGCGGAACACTTCTTAATGTCCGTGCATGGAGTGAGGCAGAGTTAGACCAGTACATTGATTCATTAACAACACGCATCGTTAACATCGTTGCTCTTGAGCAGACAGTTACAGCCTTAGGTGCACTATCAAGTGCTGGATTAAATCCACAACCTGTGGCACAACAGGCACATTACGGTGCTATTGCACCAACTGCAGTTAACACCACAACAACTCCGTATCAATCAACACCTAGTGTTTCACCAACCTGCGACCATGGCTTGCCTATGCGTATGGTTCCTGCAGGCATTAGTAAAGTGGGTAAGCCATACAAGTCGTTCTTTGCTTGCCCAAATCCACGAGAGACTGCTTGTTCCGCTAAGGGATAATCATGCGCTTACTATCGCGGGCTATTAAGACCGCATCCCAAGGGGGTGCTACGCTGCCTACAGTGTGGCACTCTCTTGGAGCGCAACAGATTTCATTTCGTTACGGTGAGGTAAGCATGGTTGCTGGCCCTCCAGGGGCTGGAAAATCTACATTTGCTTTAGCACTGGCAGTACATGCCAAGGTACCCACGCTGTACATATCTGCTGATACACACTCACACACCATGAGCCTACGCCTATTGGCTATGCTCACAGGTAAACCTCAACAAGAGGTTGAGCCTTTGATGGACCAAGACAGGGAATGGGCAGCACAAATGCTCAAGCCTGCTGACCACATCATGTGGGAGTTTGATTCAGCACCAACATTAAAAGACATTGAAGATGCAGTCCTTGCTGCGCGAGAGCGCCTTGGTGAAGATGTGCACTTGATTGTCTTAGACAATGCAGTTGATGTAACCCTTGATGGACAAGATGAGTGGGGCGGATTACGCACACTGATGAAGGAACTCAAGTGGTGGGCTAGAGAGACAGGCGCAGCAGTGCTTGTCTGTCATCACACTAGCGAGGGTGTACAAGGTAACCCTTGTCCTCCACGCTTTGCATTACATGGCAAGGTAGCACAAACGCCAAGCCTTATCCTGACTGTCTATCCGCAGTTAGCAACTATGGGAGTTAACGCAGTTAAAAATCGTTACGGTCCTGCTGATGCCAGTGGTGGTTCACCAGTCTGGCTTTCTTATGACCCCGCAAGTATGAGTGTATTGGACATGGTGCAAGCATGAGTAACGCAAGTGAATGGGAACTAACCGTAGCCGAAAACGGTGGTGAGGTTCCACTAAAACAAGTAACAAATGAATTAACAATACCCACCAAGCAGTTGCTAACTGATATGAAGGCACAGTTGATGTTAGTGCCAGCAAATGCGACCTATACGATTGGATGGAAAGCGATTGTTTGGAAGAAAAAGGAGACTGGTAGATTCCAGGAACTCACAGATGACGAGTTTAAACAGTTTCTTGAAACGGGAACTGCCGAATACACCAGAGGAAATCCTAGCCATGGTGGAGAAGTCAAACATTCCATCGGAAGTGAAGGAACTACTTAGACATGAATTGCCTGAGGTTATGGACCGCATCGAAGATGCAACGAAACAAATCTATAACCCTTCGGCAATATGGTTAGAGTCAATACAGTTTGCAGACTATGTTGGTCAATTAGGTAAGCACTTACAAGAGTGCCGTGCTGATGATTGTACTACCGCTTTAGCAGACCAACTCTTTGAGATGGCTACGGCTTGGAAAGAGATGGCAGAGAACGCAATGCAAGTACTAGACATTTCAGAGGGAGAAGTTTAAACATGGCACACTCAAGTAAAGAAACACTATCTATTGGTTGGTGTGATAATGGTTTGACTGATGGTAAGTTTACCGAAGGTTTACTCTATACAACTATCACAGCACCAACGCGTGGAATTGGTATTCATAATGCCGTGCGTGTGCAAGGTAATCAGATAGGCAGGCAGCGCCAAGCCCTCTTTGACATGTGGGCTGACAGTATTAAAACAGACTGGTTGTTATGGGTTGACTCCGACATAGTGTTAACCCTTGACATACTAGAACTACTATGGAATACGGCAGATAAGATAGCCCGTCCAGTAGTTAGTGGTGTGTACTTTATATCTAAACAGATGGAATCATCATTGATGCAACCTATGCCTGCTCTATTTGATGAAGGTAGCCATGAGCACCAGATTAAATACTTGCATCCGTTACCTAAAAATCAAGTGGTTAAGGTTGATTGTGCTGGACTAGGACTTACGCTCATGCATAAGTCAGTTGTTCCACTACTACGAGCCAAGTTCCCTGACCAGTCTATGTTTGCTGAGGTTGAGAACTTAGGAGAAAAGTTTGTAGGTGAGGACATTGTGTTCTTCCGTAAGTTAAAAGCAGCAGGTATTGATGTGCATGCACATACAGGTGCCATTGCAAAACACATGAAACGATTTGCCTTCGATGAGAACTTCTATGCATTGTATTGGCAAGCAGCGAAAGCAGCGGAGGCACAGTCTAATGACAACACCACAGAAAAGTAACAAGCGCAGAGGTGCAGCCTTTGAGATTGAACTTGCAGATTGGTTGATGACACAGGGTTTAAACGCTCAACGTCTACCACGAGCAGGGCGCAACGACATTGGTGATGTTGCACTACCAACAGACAATGACATATATGTAATCGAAGCCAAGGCACCACGCCGTGATGGAAAGATTGACCTATCGGGTTGGTTGCGTGAGGCAGATGTAGAGGCAGAGAACTATCGCAAGGCTAAGCATTTAAAGGTAGCGCCTACGCCATTGGTAGTTATTAAGGCTTCAAACAAGGGGATTAGTGAGGCTTATGTAGTGCAAAGGCTTAGTGATGCTCTCGCCAAACTCTAAACATGACATAGGAAAAGTATTAGAACACTATGGATTTGAATTGCCAGCACAAAAACGTGGATGGATTACAGTGCGATGTGCCTTCCATGGTGATAGAGTTAAGTCAGCCCGTTTAAACATAGACAACGGTGGATTCAGATGCTTCGGCTGCGACATGGCAGGCGATGTGTACTCCATCATTATGAAGAAAGAGGGAGTGCCATTCAATGAGGCTAAGCAAATCGCAGAGAGAATTACTGGCGAAAGCAACAACGAACTACGAACAAAACCTAGACGAGATACTTCCGTATCTAATGGGTCGCGGTATAACAGCGGAGACGGCTCGTACGTTTCGCCTCGGCTTCGTAAAGGAGCCTGAGATTGGACACGAACCGTACATCGGGAAGTTATCAATCCCTTATCTTACACCCGCTGGACCCATTGACCTTCGCTTTAGAAGTATCGTCATGGACAATGGACCAAAGTATCTGTCAAGGCCAGGGGCTACCACGCATATCTATAACGTACAAGCGTTATACGAGGAGTCAGAAGTCCTCGTAATATGTGAGGGAGAACTTGACACTGTAGTAGCAACGCAGGCTGGCTTCAATGCAGTCGGGTTGCCAGGGGCTAACAACTGGAAACCTTTTTACTCTCGTGTACTGGCAGACTGGGGCAAGATTGTGCTGCTATGCGACGGTGATAATGCAGGTAGAGAGATGGCTAAGAACCTTAGTCGTGAACTAGATAACGTGTTCCCCGTGTTCATGCCTGAGGGTGCTGATGTAAATGATGTGTACCTCAACGAAGGTGCCGATGGTTTACGCAAGCGAGCAGGTGTTTAAACATGACACACGATGAAACATATCAAACAGATAAGTCTGATATTAAAACTCAAGCAGGCTTAGAGATGTTTGAATACTTCAATACTAACTATGGCTCCGCAGTATGGGGCAAAGTGTTAGAGGGAATCAAAGCCATAGAGGAGGAACTTAAATGACACACGATGAATTGCTGGAACATATAAATAAAGACATTGACCAAGGTGATTTTGCTAATGCCTGTGGTGAATGGTTTCCTGCTCGTTCTTTATTTGCCCTCCGCGCAGTAGTGGAGTTGCATAAGCCAGATAGTTCAGATGATTGCAGCCATTGTCACGGGTTACACGATATGGGTGAGTCTTACCCCTGCCCCACAATTCAAGCCATAGAGAAGGTGTTGGGATGAACAGAGAAGAGTACAACTTAACATAATACCACGACCACTATATTTAGACTACAACTAAGGAGAACACAATGGAACTATGGTTACAAATAGCAATAGGAATGACAGTAGCACACTTTATTAAGGAGTTTCAGTACCAGTGCCAGAGTTGGCTATGGTCTTTCAAGCACCGCAATGACCCAAAGAGTAAGACTCTTAGGGAGTTGCTTGGGGAAGATAATGATGCGACCATACTATAAAAGCAGTGAGAAGAAGATACTCGGCAAGTGGGTCTCCTATGGCTGGCACTTCCAACGATTCAGTATTGAGTTCACGCTTGATAAGTACTCATTGAACATCGGTCTGGGCTTCATCTGGTTATCGGTGGAGTTCTAATGAACCTAACCGAGAAGGTACTGGCGAAGTTAGATGAGTATGTGCATTACAACGAAGGCTCACCGATTTGGCTAGCCCTACGCCGACAGGTGGAGAAGCACAAGGAAGTAGATGGGAAGTGTGCAGTATGTGAAGGCGTTTATTACGCCTCAACCGCAATGGTTGGGTCTATTCGCTACCCCTGCACCTTCATCAAAGAAGTAGCAATTGACTTAGGGATTGAGGTGGGGGAATGACACACGATGAATTGCTGAAAAAATTAAGTTCAACTAATCGTAGGTACGCAGGGAGTCAGGACAATGCAGCCCTTCGCGCAGTAGTGGAGTTGCATAAGCCTGATGAGTTCAACCATTGCGGTGTATGCAATCAATACCTTTGCTCAACTATCCAAGCCATAGAGAAGGGGTTGGGATAATGAATAAAGAAGATGTATTAAGTGTAGTTATATTTCTTAGTTTAACAGCATCATTTCTGTTGGGCTTAATGATGGGTGCTAGGTGATGGTTAATCGCTCATCGTTTGATTTAGACTTTGGATATGGTCGCAAGGGTGAGCAACTTGTTGAGGACTTACTCACTGGTGGTAGGACTATTGAAGTCAAGCGTGATAGGAAGTGGTGGAAAACTAACAACCTTTACATTGAGGTTGAGTGTTTCTTTAGGAAGTCTATGTCATGGCAACCTTCGGGTTTAAACGTAACAGAGGCAGACTACTGGGCGTTCGTATTAGAAAAGAGTGTCGTGATGGTGACAACACCAACACTTAAGTATGCAGTTGAGAACTTTGGCAGGGAAATAACATGTGAGATACCACCAAACTTAAGCAAGGGCTTCCTCATTACAGTAGAAGATTTACTAACAGCAACGAGGAAGTTAATCAATGAGTAACAAAGAAGAACTATTAGACCAGATATTTAAGGTAGCAAAGATGGCGAGCCAGCGCACAGCGCGAGTGCATCGCAACATTGTATCCTCTGATGATGTGTATCAACACCTGAATGTGTGGGCATTGGAACACTGGCACAAGATAGAAGAATGGGAAGCGCAAGACAGCCTCGTGTTTAAACTGCGCCGTACCTTTAACAACGAGGGTCAAAAGTTTGCAGCAAAAGAACGAGCGTATAAATCTAAGTCAAGTCCAAGTGATTCTTTCTACTACACACACGAGGTACTACAAGAGTTACTCAAAGATGTGTGGCACTATGAGTATTGGGTGCAGTCCTCAACACCTGCCGATAGTGAGTTCATTAGTAGAAGTACCAAGCCAAGTGAAGGAAACAATAGACTTGCTTTATTATCTGATGTGGCCCAGGCATTGAAGCGTTTAAACGATGCAGATAGGTTGCTACTCCAGCGCAGGTTTGATGATGGTGGTACTGACTTCGATGCATTAGCAATTGAGTACACCGCCTCTGAGGAGGCCATACGCAAGCGCGTTAGTCGCGCTCTTACTAAGTTACAAGATAGACTCGGTGGTGATGCACCGATATGGAACAACAGAAGGTACCGCAAGTCCAACGCACAAGCGCAGGCAGAATTAAAGGAGCAAGAATGAAGTTTGTATTTGAGTTTAACTGGCGCATGTTTATGGTTGGTGCTGCTTACTATGATGGCTTGAGATGTGTTGAGTTGTTCTTTGGTCCAGTTGTAATCGCTATTTGGTGGGGGTTATAGTCAATGTTAATTGGTTTGAGTGGGTACGCACAGTCTGGTAAAGATACAGTGGCTGAACTATTGCTACTTAACTATGAATACGAACGCCGTTCATTCGCTGAGCCTATGCGTAAGGCTTTGTTAGCATTGAATCCGATAGTGGCATACTCATCTCGCTTGATGTACCTTGATGAAGCAGTAGATGTATATGGGTGGGAGTGGGCTAAGAAAGATACCGATGCACGCAGATTGCTACAAGTATTTGGTACCGAAGTTGGGCGAAAAATGTTTGGTGAATCTTTTTGGGTAGACATTGCGTTTAAACAGATAACCAATGATGAGCGAATCGTTTTCAACGATGTTCGTTTTCCTAATGAGGCACAGGCTATCGTTGATAAGGGCGGGCAAGTGTGGCGTGTGCAGCGTGAGAATCATAAGCCAGTTAACTTACATGCATCTGAAACTGCGATGGATAACTGGCGCTTTGATGATGTAATCCTTAACGCTGGTTCACTATCTGATTTAGCAGATGAAGTATTCATGCTTGCTAAGTCTAAGGAATTATAGTTTAAACATAGCGAAGCCCCACTTACAGGAGGACTGGTTCCTGTGGTGGGGCTTCTTTATGGGCACTCAATCCCGCGCTTCCCCTTCGTGGGGCTGAGTGCCTAACACTTACTCTATCACAACTACCGCAACTCTGAGTCGGTGTAATCGTTTGGGTCTTTGAGTCCTATCTTAAGGCGTTTGCGTAGGGCAGTTCGTGTTTCGGGTGAGGTTCCTGCCCATACACCCTGCCTTTCGTGGGCTAGTGCCCACTCCAAGCATGCTGCTTTGACGGGGCAATCACTACATAATGTGGCATAGAACAGGGCTTCTTCTCTGCTGAATTGCACGCTATCGGGGTAGAACATTTCCGTATCGGCACCAGCACATGCTGCACCTTCGAAGGCTTTAGCATTGTAGTTTAAACGGTAGTAGGTCAAGCCATTTATTACCTTTGACTTCATAACTCTGTGGAATTGTGGCTTGTATGCTCTCGGTATATTGCTGAGCATGTGGATAAACTTTACGCTAGGAGAGTTTCGTTGTGGTTGCATAGCCAGCCCCTATCATGTAGTCAAGCACTGAATCTAGCAGCACTGCTACCTTCATTGGTCTGATTACCACGGGGTCGCCGTTCTCTGATGAGAATGTGTATCCGCTTTGAATAAGGTGAAAGACAATCTCATCTTTCAATGTGTTGTAGTTTGTAGGTGCCATTAGTACCACCCCATTGCTAGGTGATGTGCGTATGCTCTGCATATTCCGCCGTCTTTCCCGTAATGTCGGTCAATATATTTCAATCCGATTGTTACCTGTTTAAACCCATCTTTCGTTGGCTTAACCTTAAGTATTTGCCATGTGTTGGGCATGAGTTGTGCAATACCTGAGGCTTTGCTTCTCTTGTTAACGGCAGCGGGTCGCCAGTTGCTCTCTCGTTGCCATAGTTCATAGAGGCATGGGTACTGCTCAAGTTTGTTCTGCTTGATGAGTTCGCCAATGGCGAAGTGTTGGTAATCGTTTGTGTAGTAAGCAAGCACCTGAGATTTAGGTGGGTGAATTACATATTCCACTCGTGGGTTCACGAACAACACTCCGATTAGAATTAGTACAGTGATAAACCAAATGCGTGCATGTGGGTGTATATGTTTAAACAGATTCATCTTCTAATTCCTTACTCGTTGGTAACACATGCTTAATGAAAGACAATAGCATTGTGTCTATGTCTGTGTCATATCCCTCGCCATCATCGGTGCCTACTACTATCATGTTACCCATTAGCATTGGGTTATTTCCCAGCATGAAAGAGAGTGCACCACCGAATCCGTTTAACGGTAGGTTGAGCATAATCCCTTCCTCATTTACATAGGCCGTGGCTAAGTCTTTGCCCGCTGCATCGTATAACTTTACGATTTCAATGAGTCCACCGACTGCATCTTGGTAGTCCTTGAGTTGTTTAAACGTGCGTTCCTCGTGAGTGCCATCTGTAAATAACACTACGCCTTTAACTTCTGGGTGTTTCATTATTCCACCAGTTCTTTCATCATGTTATTGAGTTGAGTGTAAGATAGTTTCTTACCACTCCAGCGTGCGCCGTCTATAGTTTGCTTGCCTTCTAGGTCAGCAATCTTTATCCATGTCTTGTAAGGTGTCTTGCCTTTGTATCCCTGCATGAAAGCACGAGCAGAGATGTATAGTTTATAGTCATTGTTAATCCATAGGGCACAGTTCCATGTTTCATAGTTGCGCCAACCCGAATAGGTTTTGTCTGCGTAGATACCAGCGTGCGTGCTCATTATTCTTTTTCCTTTTTGAGTATCTTAATCCTGCGCTTGAGGTTTGCGTTCTCTTGTTCCAGTAAGTAGTTCTTTCGTAGTGCAATGGCAAGCACTAAGCCAGCCGATACTAGCGCGATGATTATCGCAATTAAATCTGTGTTAGTAATCATGTCAGTCCTTTGTTAGGTATAGCGTGGTTGCTATAGATGAATCTTCTCATGCCTTATACATACAGGTCAAGTACATTTCAAAAAATTTTAATTTATTTTTTTGTTTAAACACCAGCCGCTAACACCATGTCACGCATGTGTTTAAACGTCAAATCTTCGCGGGCCGCCTGGAGGTAAACTCTATTGTTTAAACACCAGCCATGACGAGTCCCTGGCGGCAAGCAAAAACCCCCCGCATTTCTGCGAGGGGTTGATGTTGTCGTGATTAGAAGGGCAGTAGTTCCTGCATGCGTGTTTGATGTGTTGCCTGTTTGATTCCAGCATCTATCTTTTTATCTTGCCATGTTGCCATGCTGTAGATTGCAGAGAGTGCGGGTTTAAACGTCTCGTGTTCGATGATGCGCCCGTCTCTTACCTTTAGGTAAGTTCCGTTATCAACTTCGTACTCCCATGATAGGTCGTCATTGAGCATGATTGCTGCGTTAAATATAACTTCATAGGTTGAGCCATAGACAAGGCTGCCCCGTGCTGTCTGTCCTACCCATAGGGGAGAGGAGGCAAGGCGTGCTAGGTGTAGCGTTGCTGCATCGGTGGAGGAAATCCACGCAAGGGCTGCGCCACCTTTAAGAGTTCCCAGCACTTCGGCAGGGTGGTACTTGCTAGTGAAAGCAAGCAGTGCTGCTGCTGCTTCGCTGTCAACTTGAGCGTTGCGATGTACGCCTAATCGTTTAAACACTTCATCGTCATTGCTGATGTGTCCGTTATGTGTGAGCACGATGTTACCTCGTGCGATTGGGTGATTGTTGTCGCGGTTATTTGGGTTGCCTTTGGTTGCATATCTTGTGTGTAAGATTGCAGTCTGTGCGTTTTCGCATAGGTAATCGCCCACGATTGGCACAAATTGAGAGGCGGGCATAGCGTGCTTTAAGATTGCCCGCTTCTTGGTTCCAGTGTTGACCCATGATGCACCAGTGGCATCTTGTCCACGATGTTCGATGTCATAAAGCATTTGAGCAGCCATGTTGCTAACCTCCAATGAGGTCGCACATTCGGCAGGCGTTAAACAAAATCCAGCAATTCCGCACATATTTTCCAGTCCTATCTTTTCGGTTGATTGGTTGATTGTATCACAGCATGCGTGTATCTATCACGCACTATGTTTAAACGGCTTGCCCTCGCTAGGTCGCGGGCTTCTTCGATGTTGTATAGCCCAGCGAACTTGCGCCCGCTAGGGTCTACACCTTCAACGATGTATAACAATTCGTTATCTTTCACCGCACCAGTACCAAATCCACACGGCAGCAATGATTGCAACGATTAAGAATGAGCGCCCGTCTATGATTGAAAGATTCATTTCCAGTCCTTACTGTTTAAACACGAGTTCGCGTTGTGCTTGTCGTGTTCATGGCTTGCGCCATGAGTGCCTGCCGAGGGGATTGCACCCTCGCTCACCCACTAGGGGCAGGCTGCCCGCTTAGCGGGCGTTTAGGTCTGCTGCTCTACCCTTGAGGTAAGAGGCTGTGGCAATGTCGAGATGATTCTCGGATAGAATATCTAGGAGATTTCGCACCGCGTTTAAACGGGCACCCTCTCGGTCTGCAATGTTGGAGAATTGACTATCTAGGATTCCCCCGTCAGCGGAGAATTGAGCCATGGCCCCGCAAAACTCGGCCCATGCCTTAATCTTGCTACCGTTAAGCGTGCCATGATGTAGGCGAACCTCCACCGTGCGATGTGTTGCATAGGCGTTAAGGTTGAGGCTGTAATAGCGTCCACCGTTGCCCATGTTGCGGATATTGCCCGCCCGTACATTCTCTACCCATGAGTCAATCTGGCTTAATGGTACAGAATTGCAGAAGTGATTGTTTAAACGGGAGGGTGCAACAAGCGCCCCGATTGTCTCATGAGCCAGATTCCAATTCTGCACAAGGAGGGCGATACCTTCTAGGCCGTAGTGGTCTGCACCTAAATGAACATGAAAGCCTGTCTGCTTGTTGACTGTTGCGCCTGCTTGAGCCAGTGCGCGGGCTGCCTTGCTGCCCTCGCTCAGGTCAGTGTAGGCAAGGATTGGGCTAACAGCCTCCGCGGTAACCCCGCGGGTACCGTCAGGCTTGCATGACCAGTTAAGGCCGATGGCGTTTAAACGCTGTTGGGCTGTTGAGATTGAGAGGTCAGACATTTCGAGTTCAATTCCGAATGTTGCGCTCATGGTCAGATTCCTTCCGCTAGGGCTGCACCACATAGGGGGCAGATTGGGGCGCCATAATTGGCAAGGGTAGTGCGAGAGATTCGCACAATGTAGGCTGCATGCTGTTCGCCATTCATTAGGTCACCTAAGCAGGCAACCTTGAGGAGGCGGGTAGTCTGCTTATCTTGAGGCTGCAGCGTGATTGCAGCGTGAGGGTAAGCGGGCAAGGTTGACACGATTGCAGCAGCCCATGCAGGCAGGCTTGCAGCGTTTAAACGGTTGCGCTTGAGTGCCTCACGGTAAGCAGCGCCCTTGCGATAGTCGCCTGTCACTGTTGCGCACAATAGGGGCAGCACAGCGAGGGCAACCTCCGCGCCTTGTGAAATCGTAGGAGATACGAATATCTCCCCGCTAAAATCATCGGAGGCGGTAGGAGGCACTATGCAGGCTGCAACCTTGTTGCGCTTGCCTTGTTGAGCGGGGAAACCGCAAGAGAGGCGTACAGCCGATTCTTCTTCGCGGAATTGAGCGTAACTATCGAGAGTTCGAGCGATTACAGGCAGGGCCTGATTCGCTAACTCGTTGAGCCATTGTTCACGATTCATTGCCAGTCCTTACGGTTGAGGGGCTTACTGTTTAAACCCGCTACGCGGAGAATACTCTCGTGCTGTAGGAATATCAAGCACCCTGCATAAGTGCTGCTCACAAGGCTAATTGTGGCCCCAATTCGTGCCCCGATTAGGGGCGGGCAGGGCTAAGGCTTGAGCGCCAATAGATGCACCATGGCTAAGTTACTCACGAGTAAGGCGCTGAAAGTAGTGTAAACAACTGACTTTAGCGCATGGCAATTATTCGCATGCTCTGAAGTGATAGTAAACAACTGACTTTAGAGAGTTACCAATGAGTAACTTATGAGGTAGTTTAACTTTCAACTACCTTGCGCTGTGTGCGCTGCGATGCGGGCAGCGTTTAAACGAGGAGGGGGGGGGCGCTGTGTATGCCCCCGCGCTTAGAGTAGTCGCGCTCAAGCGAGATAGACCTGCTCACTTACTAGCAAGCAAGCAAGCAGCAGGCAGGGCAAGCGTGCAAGCAGTGTTAGTAGGGGAGCGAACGACAGAGAGCGAACCCAGGGTTTTTAAATATGCCTGCGTATATGCCTATATGTAGAGACCTACATAACTTTGATAGGGGGGTCATGTAGGCTCTGACCTGCACTTATACTGCTATGATAGGTTGTGATGTAAATCACATACCTATAGATGTCCAACAGTGTCCTTCTGGACACCTAATACTATAGTGAGGGGCTTCTTTATTTCCGCCCCTCGCTAGTAAGCAATCAGCCCTTAGGCTGATACCCTAAATAAAGCCCTAACCTACGGCTTCCGCCTTGGGGCTACAGCCTACGGTTAGGAAAGTGAGTTAAGCGAAACACACAAACAAGTTAGTGTTTCTGCTACGCAGCCTATGGAAAAAAAGCCAAAAAGCGCAGCATCTTTAAATGCAGATGCTATTAAAAAGCAAGTCATTGAGTTCCTTATGCAAGGATACTCAGTCCAGAAAGCAATGGATGCCGTAGGCAGAAGTGTCAAAACTTACGAGTACTACCGTAAGACTGACCCATCCTTCGGATTGCAAATAGACAAGGTGCGGTCCATGACCGCCCGTGGCGAACTCCAGAGCGGTACCGTTGAGGTACCACCTTTTGACGAGTTCTCTCTTAAGTATCTAGGCACAGAAGTATTCGCACATCAGAAGCATTGGATTGACTTATTAGAATCCAGACCCATCACTGATGTGCACCCAGCCATTGTATATGAGCCAGGTGCCTCCGACTTATTGATTGTTAATACACCACCTGAGCACGCTAAGTCTACAACCATCACGGTCAACTATGCCGTATATCGGATTTGCCAGAACCCCAACATCAGAATAATGGTGGTATCTAAGACACAGGCTATGGCGCAAAAGTTCCTGCTCTCCATCAAAAACCGACTCACCCATCCAAGGTATCAAGACTTACATCTCGCCTTTGGACCTCCAGGCGGATTTGAAAAAAATTCGGATTCATGGAAGCAGGACTTAATTTACCTTTCTTCGGAGTCACGCGACTCTGGTGAAAAGGACCCTACTGTTCAGGCCATTGGTATTCGTGGACACATCTACGGTTCCCGTGCTGACTTAATCATCATGGACGACTGTGTTGACCATACCAACGCCCATGAGTACGAACGCCAAATTGACTGGATTCAGTCAGAAGTTATGTCGCGTATTGACAATGACGGCGGTAAGTTACTTGTTGTAGGTACACGCCTACGCCCTAAAGACTTATATTCAGAACTGCGCGACCCTATGCGCTACCCTGATGAGGAAAGCCCTTGGACATACTTTGCCCAACCCGCTGTCCTTGAGTTTGCAGATGACCCGAATGACTGGGTAACGCTTTGGCCTAAGACTAATATGCCACCCGTATCTGGTAAAGGTATCCCTGACGAAAACGGACTATACGATAAATGGTCAGGACCTGCTCTATTCAAGAAGCGTGGACGTATCTCACCTAACTTGTGGGCAATGGTCTACCAACAACAGCAAGTACATGAAGATTCAGCCTTTCCAGGTGCAGCAGTCAAGGGTGTTATTAACGGAGCACGCAACATTGGCTTAATTCCTAAAGGCAAAGCAGGTAACCGCCACCACGGTATGGATGGTTTGGTTATTGTGGCAGGGCTTGACCCCGCCATGTCAGGTTATACGGCAGCCGTATGTATGGGTGTAGACATCAACACACAAAAACGGTACTTGCTTGACGTGTCAAATGTTCCTGGCATGAAACCCGACGATATTAGAAGTTTAATTAAAGACTGGACCGACAAATACAAAATCTCTGAGTGGCGTGTAGAAAAAAATGCTTTTCAAGCAATGTTAACTCAGGACCGTGAGGTACGAGAATACCTATCGGCTAGAGGTGCAACCCTACGAGAACATCATACGGGCCAAAACAAATGGGATACCGATTTCGGTGTTGCATCTCTAACCACACTTTTCCATGGGTATCAAGAAGGCAATGCTCTTATAGAGTTTCCTTCTACTCATGCATCAGAAGGACTCAAGGCTCTCATTGAGCAGTTGGTTACTTGGTATCCAGATGCACCTAAGTCACAAAAGACTGACTGTGTAATGGCACTTTGGTTTACTGAACTCGCCGTGCGAGACAGAATCAATAGCGCAAACATATATGCCCGTAACCACAATAACGCCTCCATGTTCCATACGCGTTATGACAAGTCTCAACAAATGACCGTTTCCTTATCCGACTTAATAACAATATAAAAGACAGGAGGTAGATATGGCGCTCTCCATTTCCGAAATCAAAGATACTTATGACCGTTATCGGCGTATGTACGATGACCGCGACCAGCGTATGAACCAAGTTCTGCTAGTTCGTCAAGGTAGGATGCGTGATGTTTACCCTGATTTATTCCCCGATGGTCCTTTTGAAAATCCTATCGTGGCTAATATGGTTGACATTGCTGCCCGTGACTTATCCGAAACAATCGCTCCACTTCCAGCCTTTAACTGCAACTCAACATCTATGGTATCTGAGACAGTTCGCAAGAAGGCTGACAAGCGCGAAGAAATTGTTAACGGATACGTTGACTTCTCCGATTTACAGTCACAGATGTTTGTTGCTGCTGACCGCTATGTAACTTACGGGTTTGTTCCTGCACAGGTTGAAATTGATTACGATGCCATGATGCCTCGTATCCGTTTCCTTGATTCTATGGGTTCATACCCAGTTATTGACCGCTTTGGACGATGCACGATGTTCTTCCAGCGCATTAACAAGCCAACTCAGGAACTAATGTCACAGTATCCAGAGATTGCACACTTGATTTATGACAAGAATAGTCAATCATCTATGTCAGAGGTCATTCGTTTCCACGATAAAGACCAAGATGTACTGTTTTTACCTCAAAGAAGTAACCTTATTTTAGATAAGGCAGTCAATGAGATGGGCGAATGTATGGTTCGCATTGTACGCCGACCATCTATTGATGACCAAGCACGAGGACAGTTCGATGATGTACTAGCAATTCAGGTTGCTAAAGCACGTTATGCATTGCTTTCTTTGGAAGCAGCAACCAAATCAGTACAGGCACCGATAGCGATGCCTCAGGATGTACAGGAGTTAGCCCTTGGACCAGATGCAATTATGCGTTCCAGTAAGCCTAATGAAATTCGCAGAGTCCCGCTTGAAATACCTGCTAATACTTTCCAACAGCAGCATGTTCTTGAAAGCGAACTCCGCTTAGGTTCACGTTATCCAGAGACACGAACAGGTAATTCAGATGCTTCTATCATCACAGGCCGTGGTGTTCAAGCACTTATGGGTGGTTTTGATACACAAATCAAGACAGCACACTCAATGTTTGCCCGTGTATTCACAGAATTACTAGCCTTAGCACTCAAGACAGACGAAAAAATCTTTGGTAACAAGGAAAAAACACTATCGGGTATCTTTAATGGTACGCCGTACAACATTAAATATAAGCCAAGTCGTGATATTGATAGTGACTACACCGTAGATGTCCAATACGGACTCATGGCTGGTCTGGACCCTAACCGTGCACTGGTCTTTGGACTACAAGCACGAGGTGATAAGTTAATCTCACGCGATTTCCTACGCCGACAGATGCCATTTAATTTCAATGCAACACAAGAAGAAGAAAAAGTTGAGACGGAAGAACTGCGCGATGCCATGAAACAAGCGATTGCTTCATACGCACAGGCTATTCCAGCCCTTGCCTCACAAGGACAAGACCCTTCTGACATTCTTATGAAACTTTCTACCGTCATTAGCGAACGCCAAAAGGGAACAGCAATAGAAGTTGCTATCCAAAAGGCATGGGCACCTCAGAATCCCCCACCTGCTGCTACCCCTGCAGGAGTAAGTCCCGAATTAGGGCAACCAGGTGCGGTTCCAGCAGGTGCGGGGCAAGAACAACTACCTCCAGGACTAAATCCTTCGGGTCGTATGCAGGGAGTCGCTCCAGGGCAAATGGCCCCAGGTGGTAGACCAGATATTCAATCGCTACTAGCATCTCTTGGTGCTCGTGGTGAACCTAACCTACAAGCAACTGTCGCACGGCGACAACCTATCTAAGGGGAGGAGGAAAACCATGGCATTTGGAAATCCAGTAAAGCCAGCAAACCAACCTGGCAAAGGCTCAAAGCCTGCTAACCAGGGTGGAATGGCAAAGGCAAACATTGCACAGCCACGAACAGGTGGCGTACCTAAGGCTGCTAAGCCTAAGGCATCAGTAACAATGTTAACAAAGCAACCATCAGGAACACGCGGTTCAAAGTAATTATCAATCCTGGACATGATTAAAAACTGTCCATTCACAATACCGCTCTTATAGCGAAGGATAAAACAATGGCACTACCAGCAAAACAAAACTTTACAGTCTCTGCTACGGGCGGTGCAGGCAGTTCAGGTCAAGCAGCAAACTATGTTTCTGGCGTTGACAATGCCCAAGATTTTCAAGAATTAGAATCATCAGCAAAGATGAATAAGTCAGGCGTTACAACACCTAAAGGTGTAGGTGGAAAAGCACCTGTAATGAACATGGATGAAAAGCGTGTTGCACTTGATGCACCAACACAACGCCCAGATGAGCACCCAGCAACGGGAGCAGCAACTGGTCCTGGTGGTGGTTTGGAACTTCTACCATCTACTGCTTATCTTCAAGCACAAAACAATGAGGACATGGCTAAACTTGCAGCCTTGCTTCCCATATACGCTCGCATCGCGGAGATGCCTAATGCAAGTAATGCAACTCGTAACTTTTACCGCGCTCTTAAAAGCCAAATAGCAACGCCAACAGTATGAGTTGGTTTAATTCTCTTGGCAAGATGGTTAAGGGCGTAGGCGATTTTACTGGTGTAACTGGTTTATACCATGACTTGTCTACCTCAATGTCTAACGATGACCCTTGGTATGTTGACAGTTTAAACATAGCAAAAGACATTGGTAAGATTGGCACTACTCCAGTGCGTGCTGCCGTTAAGGGCGTACTTGCTGTAGGTGAAAAGTCTTATGAAGTAGGTGGCGTTGCACGTCAAGCCATTGAAAAGGGTATCCTTGATACGCCTTTAATGTATAACAAGTTTAAGAATACTGATGAAACATACGATGCTTACAAGGCTCGCGTTGATGCAAACAAAGACCAGATTTCTTTAGGTCAGGCAACACTCTCACTTTTATCACCTGGCAAAAACTCAGCAGACCGTAGCGGTTTCTTTCAAGACTGGACAGATAACAACCTGCGCTTTATGTCTGCAGGCTTTGACATCTTTAACGCTGATGACCGCAAGGCTGCCTTTCAAGACCAGTACACAGGTAAGTTCTTATCTGGTATGGAAGATGTTGTTGCATCTACAGTCATTGACCCACTGACATTTACGGGATTTCTTGGCAAAGGTGCAGTAATTGCATCGAAGGCAACAATGCTCGACCAGATTAACGGGCGTATGGCTCGTGCTGTATTTGGCAAAATCGCAATGACACCTGAAAAGGTTGATGCTCTAGTTGCTGCTGGTGTTAAAGGCGAAGGCGCTGCTGCTAAAGATTTACAGTACTTAGCAGATACAGATGCTGCTGAACAAGCAGGCTACTGGGCAAAGAAAAAGGTTACCAACCCTGATGCTATGGCATTTCTTTTTGGTCGCGCTAAATCTGTAGAAGAAGTTGGCGAAGTATTTAGTGCTATTACTGGCAAGAATACAAAGGCTATGGCTGCCCTTGCAGAGCGTGACCCAGAGACTGGTTTAGTTCTTGAGAAGTTCCTTAATGGTCCATCGCATGCAGAGCGCCAATTGCTAGATGGCAAACTACAGGGCGACATTCTCGTATCAGAAGAACACAACGCTGCTATATCTAGTTATGTAACAGATTTAATTGCATCAGATACTCGCTATTCAATGGCACTAGATAAGGTTGCTACTGGCGGTACACAACTTAAGTATGGTTTTGAACGTGGTCTTTCAAAAGGCGCATCAATTAAGGCTGGCGAAAAGCAAGCAGCCCGTACGTTTGGTGAGCCAATAATTGAAACTTTCCAAAAGACAAGCCTTCACCCAGTCATAAAGGTTGTTAACTACTTGCGCGAGGACTTGCCAGGTGGTGTGTTCAATGTCAATGATGGCAACTCATATCAAGAGTTCAATACATTCTTGCGTGAAGTCAATGACTTATCTGGTCGTACCTTTGGTTTAAAGGGCCGCGAGTTAGCAGATAACTATCTTAATGCAGCAACAGAAGCAGAACGCTTAGATGTTATTAAAAAAGCAGAACAGTCAGCACTTTCACATTTATTTCCAAAGTACTCACAAGATGAGATTGATACCCTGTATCAGTTATTTGACTCACGCCGTGCTGGTGCCATTGCAAAGCATAAGGACCAAGGTTTCATTTCCTACTTTGTAGGCGATAGTATTCAACATGCAGTTGCTCCAATTCTTAATCGTGAAGCAGCCAACACTGTCATTATTGCTGACATGCGTAAACTTAAGTACGCTATTGATGCACATGAAGGCTCTCTTAAGATGTTGCTTTCAAGTGTTGACACACAAGATTTAGCATTGCGTGGACAAAAGGGCTTAGCAGCCCTTGACACTATCAATGATATTTTCAAGACATCTGTACTTATGCGCCTTGGATATACAGTCCGAAACGTAACAGAGGCTCAACTATCTATGGCTGCTAAGGGCTTTGCCCTTCCAGGTATGTTCCTTGCCAATGGTAAAGAGGGAGCAGCACGCTTCTTTAATAACCGTAAGACTGGTTTCTCACGTTTAGGTGACCACATCAATGTGATGCTTGGTCGAACAGATGACTCCAAGGTTCTAGCCGATGAAGTTGGTCGTTACGTTGATGCATTACGCAACGATGACATGACTAGCAATCAGATGGCTAAGCATATTAACCAACGCTTAGGTGAGTTACTAGATAGCCAAAAAGGTTTCATTGACCGCCAAGGTCCAATGCCTGAAAAGGGTGGACGACCACTACGCGTTGAAGATGAAGTTAAAATTCTTATGGGCGCTTTGTCAGATTTAGAATCAAAGGTTACATACCACGGTTCTTCAACTCGCTTTGACATTAACGAGGCTCGTTCTCTTTCTACATCTGGTGTTAAGTCAATCGCTGACCGTTACGCCAAGGGTGGAACATTCCACTCAGTAGAACAGTACATTGAGACTCCATCTGGTCGCCCAGGTCGTATTGGTGATAAGCCAATGGAGCACCCACGCAGCGAACCATGGCAAGGCCCTTTAACTCTTGAACAAGAACTTGCTAACCGTATTCATGCTGGTGGCTTTTCTGTCAATGGCGTAACCTATGACTCTCCAAAAAGTGGTTATATGGTTGCTCGCGCTACTGGTGGGGTAACTCTACCTTCACAAAGCGTTGATGAAACTATTGGTCATATCAAGCAGTACCTTGAAAAGAATCGTGCTGTGTTTGAGAAAGACCCAACGCTTCACTTTGGTGGTTGGTACAATAAGCAGGCTAAAGAATTAGTCTTGGACTTCTCTGACAATGTTGCCAAAGAAGATATTGCTACTACACTTGGCACTAATCGTGACCAGTACAGTATCTGGGATATAAAGAACTCTAAAGAAATATCAACAGGAGGAACGGGTGGCAGCCTTGGAAAATCAGAATACGAAAAGCACCCCGACAGCATCTTCGGGGAAGGAACGGTTGTTCGTGTCAATCCCGAAGAACTTTTATCAAATGTCCGAAGCGGAACAGTCGGAGTGGGTCGCAAACCTAGCACAAGCACTGCACGGCAAGAAAGACTAAAAGAAGCCACAATCAAATTGCAATCAGATATGATTGATGCAGTTAATGCAGGTAAGAAAGTTGAAATTAAGAAGGGTGCCTCTTGGCAAAAAGTTAGGGCTATTGACTTTGAAACCCTTGTACTTGCTGCAGAAAATGGCGAAGAAGAAACATTACTTTTCAAGAACATGACTCACCGCCCAGTCTTTCGCGTTGGGTTTAACGAAGGCAAGACAGCACAGGTTCGCTCTTACGGTAAGGCACTAACCCTTACTAAGAAACCACAGGCAGAATTTGCTGCGGGTAAAGGCGATATGACACCAGCAGATATTGTTGGCTCATGGCGCAACTTGCCAGCAGAACTTAAAGCAGAAGCCTTTGGTAATAAATCTTCTAACTTTAATACATGGCTTAAGACAAAAGGCTGGCAGAACAAAGATGATGCAGTAACCCGTTGGGCTACAGACAATGGATACGGCAGTCTTGTTGTTGCAGATGATAAGCGTGCTGCTGGACAAAGCCACATTATTCTTCCTGGCGCTATTGGCTCATCGGGCCGTGAACGCCAAGTAAAGCAATACATTAAGTCACTGCAAGAAGGCGTATTGCCTCAGGCTATGGCAGATGTTGCAGTTGATTTTGAGGCTGCCAATATGACATCTGCAGAACGCCGTCTTGCAAGCCGTGCTTCACGCAAGCGTGCTCGCTCAGGCATTAGAGATAACGCTGTATCGCCTTACTATCTACAAGATGGTTTACAGGCCATGATTAACAACGGTATCGAAGATGCTGCTGCAAACATTGCTCGTAGCAGGGCTGCATCTCTTGCAGCACTTGATGACACAGTTACTCGCCTTGGTGCTCGTATTGATGTAGCAGAAACTAACGCCGTTAAACAGCGCGTTGGTTATGGCTATCATCAGATTACTGCTGGTGGACACAACTACGAATTACCTAAGGCATATCAAGATGCAACATGGTTTTTTGGTCGTACTTCTGCTGAGCAGACTTGGAACAACCAAGTATCTAATCAGGAAATGGCTTTCCTTACAGGCATTGGCTCACGCAGCGTTCGCCTAATTCAACCTACTGACCCACGCTACTTTGAAGGCTGGGCAAACATTCTTAACATGCACTTCCGCGACCCTGAGACAGGCGTTATGGATGATGTTGTTCGTAGGATTCTTGATAACCAGTCTGATGATGCAATCCTTCAATGGTTTCATACCCGCGAAGGAAGCATCTATGCTAACTCAACATACACTCAACCTGGCAAGTACTTTGGTTTCCACAAAATAACAAGCGGTGAGATGGATGAGAAGTTACTTGAAAAAATAAACATTACTCGTGGTGGAGTTAGGGCTTATATCCCAGACAACGAAACAGCAGTAATCCTTAGCAGTTCTAGGGAAGATGGCAAGCCACTTACTGGTGGACAGATTCAGCAGTTCCTAACAGAACGCTTTGCTGTTGCTCCTGAGAAGTTGCCACCACTTAACGGTTTACTTGTTGTAACATCTAAGGAATATAAGGACCAAGAACGCATCATTGACACTGTTAACCGCCGTGTTATGCGCTTCCTTGGCTCACTACCAGAAGATGTATTTGCTCGTCACCCACTAGCATCTGCTATGTATGACAAACAACTTAAACTTAATATCGGTGCTATTAGCCGTGTCAAGGGTGAGGAAAAACTTACCGCTAATGAACTTAACCGTGCAGTAACTCACGCTCGTGAGACTTCACGCCAAGAAGTTGAAAAGACTTTGTTCACTATTGTTCGCCGTAGTGGTGCATCATCTAGCCGTGTAGTTAAACTACTCTTTCCTTTTTACGCAGCCTACGAAAACACTATCCGCCGTTGGGGTGGTATGGCGATGGAGGACCCATCGCTTATCGCAACAGCAGGCCGTACAATCGCACAGGTTGTACATGGTCAAACAATCATTGACCAAGATGGTAACCGCATCACAGATGCAAACCAGTTACAAGGTGGCAAGATGGCTAACCTTGTAGTGCGTGTACCTCAAGGATTCATTGACTCACTGCCTAAGGCATGGCAAGGTATTGTTCAAGATTCATTTAAGAACATTAACATTCCACTTAACAGCCTTGATGTTGTGACACAGGGCCAGCCAGGTAACCCAGGCTTTGGCCCATTTGCAGTTCTTCCAGCGTACTTAATACTTAAGGAACGCCCTGAATTAGAAGATGCTCTCAAGGTATTCTTCCCAGCGGGTATGCCACAGAAAGCAACAGACTTGTTCCTACCAAGTGCAATGCGCCGTTTGAGCACTGTGTGGAGCAGAGATGACTTGTATGTTCGCTCATACAATCAGATGCTTCGCTATGAGACTTACAACTTTAACCAAGGCAAGCGCACTACCGCTCCAACGGTACAGGAAATTACAGATAGAACTAATAAGTTCTTCTTCCTTCGTGCATTGACTTCTATCTCAGCGCCATTTGCCGTGGCACCTGAGGTTGACTTCTATGCTCAGACATACCGCCAATTCCAGCAGCAATATGCTGACTACCGCGACCCACAAACTGGTGAGCGTGTAATTGGAATGGCAGATGCCAAGTTCCTTGAAATGTATCCAGATTTCTTTGAGGCCACAATTAGCCAGTCAAAGAACGAGGGTGGCTTAGAGCCAAGCGTTCAGACTGTTCGTAACCTTAAAAAGTTTAGCAACATTATGGCTAAGGCTCAAAGTTCAGGTGATAGCGAACTTCTAGGCTTTCTTGCTAACGATGGTGATAACCAGTACACATTTTCACAGGCTGCCTACCAATGGCAGTACAAGCATGGTGCAACACCAGGCAGCGGTAGCACATACCGTCAGAACCGTACAGCCAATGAACTTCTTATTGAAGCCAATGTCAAGCGTGGTTGGGCACAGTTCCAAGACTTGATGGGCCAAATCAGTACATACCAAAAGCAAAACGGTATCATTGATAATAAGGACCCAAGCATGGCAATCATTAAGCAAGTTAAAGCAGTTTGGCTTGACCAGATGAAGAAAGAAAATCTTGACTGGTACTCAGCCTATGCTTCCCCAGATAGAGCAAAGTATGAACGCCGCGCAACCATCCTTGATGATGTCTTTAAAGACAAAAAGTGGATGGCTCAAAACGGCAACCGTGCTGTTGTAAAGCAAGCCCTCGTCTATCTTGATGGGCGTAAACAAATTGCTGCAATTCTCCAAGAGCGTGATAACGCTGGTGGCTCAGGAAGCATGAGTGCTAAAAGCAACGCAGATGTTGCTCAAGTATATCAAATGTTTGTGGACGAACTAACCAATGGTAGTCCAGAGTTTGAACAATTTATTAACCGTTACTTCGCAAATGATTCGGTGGTGCTCTAATGACAACTCCAGTAGAAAAAGGTGCAGCAGCAATGGGTGATACCACTGTTAAGAAGCCTGCAGCCACATCGTCTGGCACTGTTGATTTTGCGGCGTTATTCAATGCAGTAAAGTCATCAGGTGGTGGTACAACATCTGGTACAGGTGGAGCAGTCTTTACAAAGCAAGAAGCCGATTACTATGTTCAATCTGTATATCAGCAAATGCTTGGGCGCAATGCCACAGGTAATGATTATTCAAAAGCAATCAGTCTTATTATGGCTCAGTCACAAGATACAAGCCCTGCTGCTCGGCAGCAGGCTCTCACCAATACAATTACCCAGTCACCTGAGTACAAGATAAAGCAAGATAATAAGTATCTTGATGTTATCTATCAGTCAGTTGCAGCCGATGTTAGAAAGGCGCAGGTACAATAATGGCACTTACGCTTCCGCAACTTCAAGAAAAAATCGGTCAAACTAAGATTGGTATTGTTCAGTGGAACTCTGTAATGGACAAGTCCAAGGTTGGTACTGATGACTATAATAAGGCTAAGACACAATATCAAGCCTCTTTAAAACTTCTTAAAGATTATCAATCACAAATTGATGCTCTCCAAAAGGCTGCTACAACAAAAGATACAACTGCTAAAAATAAAGCAAAAGCAGTTGCAGATGCAGAAGAAGCACAGCGTAAGGCAGATAAGGCTGGAACACCAGTACTTAAGTATGACCCTAAGACTGGTGCAAGTCTTGCTCCAGGTACTGCTGCCTATGATGCAGGTACCACTACTCGTCCTTCTGTAACTACAAGAACACCAGAAGATACTGCTGCAGCAGCAGCAACTGCAAAAGAAGCCGCTGCCAAAAAAGAAGCAGATGCAAAAGCAGCGGCTGCTAAAAAGATAGCAGATGCAAAAGTAATAACAGACAAAGCAGCAAAAGCAAAAGGTGTTGCAGATGCTGCAGTTACTGCAAAAGAATTAGCACTAAAAACAATGTATGTTGACTACCTACGCTCAACCTTTGCTGGCTTAGATAACAAAGACCAAAAGACTCAGATTGATGCGCTCTTTGATAAAGCATCAGCCGAAGGCTGGACAGCAGACCAGTTCCAAATGCAACTTGAAGGTACCTCATGGTGGCAGACAACGCTACCTAGCCTACGCTCATGGTATTTAGATACCCATGACCCACGCAAGCAGTCAACTACTGTTGAGTTAATCCGTAACAAGGTTGCCTCTGTATCTAGTTACTTAGAACAACTTGGTTTAAACGTGCAAGGAATTGACCCTATAACAGGCAAAGCATTTGATAAGACTGGCTATGTCAGTGGTATTGCACAGGAAGCCGTTAAGAACGGCTGGGATGATAACCAACTTAAAGACTACCTTGCAGGACAGGCAGCCATTGTCTTTACTGGTGGTGGAGAGATTGGTAGTTCACTATCTAAGATTCGTGATACTGCCTATGCCTATGGTGTTAGCCTTTCACCTGAGTATGAGAAGATAATTAACAACTCACTACTTGACCCAACAGATGCCAAAGATGCAAACTATTACATTGCAGAGATGCGCCGTCAGGCGATTGAAAACCCTAACAATGTTGCATTTAAAACTGCACTTGATTCAGGACGAACACTCTATGAAGCAACTCGTGCATACCGAGGACAGATGGCTAGTCTACTTGAAGTAGATGAAAGCAATGTTACTTGGAATGACTTGATGAAAAAGACTATTGATACAACTACAGGTGCTGCTCGCACCTTTGCAGACTTTACTAAAGAAGTTAAATCAGACCCACTATGGCAACAGACACGCAATGCTAAAGAAGTCTATAGCACAAATGCACTGGACATGGCTAAGATGTTTGGAATGGTGGGCTAATGCGCGACCCAGATTTATTCAGCGGAACGGTAACATCACTCGGTGCACTAGATGTACTTGCGGCACCAGTAGTAGCAACTAAGGCACCAGTACTTACTGACTCTCAAATGGATGCACGATTGCGTGCTGCAGCAACTGCAACTACTGTAGTAAGTACTGCTGTACCTGTAGTTACAAAGGCTGCGGTTACATTTCCAGCAGCGGGAACATTTATCCGTTGGGATTACCAAAACAATACTTCTACAACTGGAACACTACGCCGTGCAGTAACTGCAGACGGTAAGGGTGGAGAAAAGGTTTCTACTGTTACTGAAAAAAATCCTGATTTTGTATCAGGTTCTCGTGGCGGAGGCACTGCTGTTACGGGTGCTACTGGTGCAACAGATACCACTGGTTACAAAACCGTAGGTGGAGTACTTCAATTTAATGGTGCACCTTTTACTGGCGTATACAACGGACAGACTTATACCAATGGAATAGTCAAAGTTGGAAACCCAGCCAATTCTACTGCTGGTAACTTTGGTGGTAGCGGTACAGTTGGTGACCCATTTACACAAGATGGCAAACCATTTAGTGGAACTATGTTTGGTTCAACATATAAGAACGGTGTCATTGTAGATATTGCAGCGCAAACTGCTGCTGATATAGCAAAACAAGGACGACTTGCAGCCAATGTTGAGTATGCCAATACCATGAAGGGCCTTGGCCTACCTCAAGATTTAGTTGATGAATTAGATAGTTTAATCAAAAACGATTACACAAAAGCACAGATGTATTTAGAGTTAATCAAAAGCCCTGCTTACAAAGCACGCTTTCCTGGTATGGATGCTCTACGCGCTGCTGGTAAAGCAGTTGACGAAGGCACATATATCAATATGGAAAAGGGTTTCTTACAGACCCTGCAATACTACGGCATTGACAAGAACATCTTTGGCACTACTGCCGAAATGGGTAAATACATTGGTGGGTTAACTTCACCAAAAGAGTTTGAAGATAGAGTAGCCCTTGCATCACAAGATGTTGAAAAGAACCCAGATGTTCTTGCAGAACTTAATTTATACTACGGTATAGACAAGTCAGCAGCAATCACATACCTTCTTAATCCAACAATTGGCCTAGATTTAATCAAGCGCCAAGCCCGTGCTGCTGAAATCGGTGCTCAGGCTGCAAAGTCTAAGTTTGATTTTGGTCAAACTGCAGCAGGTTACGGAGTTGCTGAATCATTCATTAACGCCGCTGGAACTATGGACCTTGCATCCCTTGATGTTACATTCCAACAGTCTCGTCAACTTGCAAGTAATCAAGGCAAACTTGCTGCAATTGAAGGTCAAAAATATGATGACCTTAATGCAGTAACAGCAATCCTTGGTAAAGACCAAGCAGCAATCCTTGAATCACAGCGCCGCGCAGCGCGTGAGGCAGCACGCTTTGGTGGCGGCTCTGGCTTAGGAGCAGGCTCGTTGAAATCAGAAAGCGCAATATAAAAGAATCCTCACTCAGACCCACCAGCCCTGAGGAGCGTACAAGACTGGTAGCAATAGCCAACTTGGTTTCCCCGAACCTTGTTTGTGGATTGCGAATACAACCAACAAAAGGGAGATAGGTAGATGGCTACCAACTACAACGAGTACGATGATGAAGATGACGACTTAACCACCGATGGTGGAGACGTTGTTAAGCAACTACGCAAGGTAAATCGCACGCTTGAAAAGCGTTTGAAAGAACTTGAGGTAGAAGCAAATGGTCTGAAAAATCAGACACGTCAACGTACTGTCAAGGATGTTCTATCAGCAAAGGGTATTAACCCTAAAGTCGCAGCATTTATCCCACAGGATATTGATACTACAGAAGAAGCCGTGTCAGCATGGCTTACTGAGTATGGCGATGTGTTCGGAGTACAGGCTCCAGCCGATGAAAAGGCTAAGGACCCTGCTAACGCAGCACAACGCAGAATCCAAGATGTGATGCAAACAGGTACACCTCCAGGGGTGGACGAAGATGCACTTGCAAGGATTTTAAATGCTACATCGGCTGCTGATTTGAGTGCAATCCTTGGCGTTCAAACATATAACTAAAAAAACTACCAATCACCAGGAGGTGAACTATGGCTACAGCGTATACAGATTCGTCAGCACTTGCTGGCTTAATCAAAACCGCGTATGACCGCTATGTAGAGTTCGCGCTTCGTGCTCAGCCACTGATTCGTTCAGTTGCAGACAAGCGCCCCGCTCAGCAAGCAATGCCAGGTTCAAGCGTTGTATTCTCAATCTACAATGACTTGGCTGCGGCAACATCCGCACTCTCATCAGAAACAACTGACCCAGATGCAGTAGCACTGTCAGATGTTTCAACCGTTTCAGTATCACTTGCTGAATACGGCAATGCTTCACTTGTAACTCGTAAGTTACAATTGTTCTCACTATCAGATGTTGACCCAGCAGTGGCTGACATCATTGCGTTCAACATGGCAGACTCACTTGACAAGATTGCAATGGAAACATTGCGTACTGGTACAAATGTTATCTACGGTGGTTCACGCACATCAACTGCAACAATCACAGCATCTGACACAATCACTTCTGCAAACATCCGTAAGGCTGTTGCTAAGTTGCGTTCAAACAAGGCTGTTCCACGCGAAGGTTCACTCTACTGGTGTGGTATCCACCCAGAAGTATCACATGACCTTCGTGCAGAAACAGGCGTTGGTGGATGGAACGACATGCACAAGTACGCAGAAACAGGAACAGGTCAGTTCTGGCCTGGAACTATCGGAACATTTGAGGGTGCCTACTTCGTAGAAACACCTCGTATGTACCGTGGCATAGATGGTGCAGATGGTTCAGCATTTGCTACAACTGCAGTAACTGTTGCTGGTACATCAGCAGGTTACACATTTGGTGTTGCTTCAACATCAATCATTGCTACTTCTGCAGAAGCAGGAGATAAAATCTCAGGTACAGGCGTTGCATCAGGTGCAAAGATTACATCTTTGGTTACATCAGGTTCAACTACTACAATCACTGTTGACACTGCTAACACAGCAGCAGTAACAGCGACAACCGTTGTAACAGTAACTCCAGTAGTTGCTAACTACCGCACAATTCTTGCTGGAAAGCAAGCACTTGCTGAGGCAGTTGCACAGGAGCCAAACGTTATCATCGGACCAGTCGTTGACCGCTTGATGCGTTTCCGTCCTATCGGTTGGTACGGAGTCCTCGGATTCTCACTATACCGTCAGGCTGCGTTATACCGCATTGAGACTGGTTCATCAATCCAGTCATAATTTGATAGCAGAGGGCGGGAGTTAGTTTCCTTTCGCCCGCCCTCTGCGCTTAAAAGGAGGATAAATGGCAGAGTACAAGTTTGTACCACCCACAGTATTTGAAACACCTATAGCGTGGGATAGACTGTTTATTCGTTACGGTATCCACCGTGGAGTATCTGTCCTTATGATTGATGGGCTATACTCTAGTTATCGCTTCCCAGCACAGACAGACATTGCAGCATCCTCTGAACACTATCTAGGTGGACACGAGTACACTATTGATGAGGCAACTAAAAACCGCCTAACCGATGCCTCTATCGGTGGCGTATACGGGGAGAACATAACAGCACTATGAGTCTACATCAGAGAACCCAGCACCCTGAGTTTGTTGAAGGCTGCTTTGGTTGCAAGATTAGTACATTAGAATTAGGCACTGGCGATGCAGGTCGTGCAGAAAACATGCCACAAAAGAAGTGGAACAAAGAGTTAGACCTTTACAAGTCTGCTCGTGAGCAAGGTATACAGCCTGCAGGCACATCTACAAAACAAATTCAAACAGCAATAGATGCTTCCAACAAAGTTGGCAAAGCATTTGATGCCAATACGGGAGGATTTAAGGGATGACAGCCATCGTAGGTATTCAGGGAAAAGGCTGGGCAGTTATAGCAGCAGATTCCATGACTACCTATGATGACAAGCCATACTTTTCCAAAAGTTTTGAAAAGGTAACACGCAAGGGTGATTATGTATTTGCCTTTGCAGGTGATGCCATTGCTGGCAATATAGCGAATTTTATATGGGCACCACCCAAGGTGATAAAGACAGTGCCTACGGATATATTTATACAGACAAAGGTTCTACCTTCCTTGCGCGAAGTTATGACAGAGAACAATTATGCACCAAGCACAAACGATAAAGATGCTGGTTTTGATGCTCTTATCTGTTTAAACGGAATTATCTACGAAGTAGACCAGGACTATTTATGGTCAAGGGATGACCGTGGATTGTACGCAGTAGGAAGCGGTGGCTCAATAGCACTAGGTGCATTAGCCACTGGCTTCAACAAGAACTCTATGAAGGCTGCAGAGTTTGCAGCACGCAGGGCAATTAAGATTTCTGCCGACTACACAATTAGCGTTGGCGGGGATATAAAAGTCATAACACAAAAGGGGAATATCATGGCAGCAGCAATGAAGAAGGTTACAAAAAAGGCAGCATACGCAGCCTTTGAAAAGACTGAGCCAAAGGCTCAGAAGAAGATGGAACTTAAAAAAGGCGAATCAAAAGCCCAGGTTAAAAAAGAAGTTTCAAAAGGCATGTCAATGCTAAAGAAAAAGGGCAAGTAATCATGTGCTCTACATGCGGCTGTGGGAGTACCCAAGTCAACCAAGACGACAACTTTGGAACAGTTAACCCATACGGGATTGGTGGCCGTGACGTTAATACGCCACCTGTTGAAATCAAAGGAAACAAATAAGGAGTAAGTAATGGCAACTGGATATGACGGAAGTACACTCGTAGCAGAATTAAATCGGCTTGCTAACTCAG